GATTGGACTAGTTTAAGTGTAGTTAATTTAGAAAATATAACTTTTAGTAGTAGGAGTATTGGAACTAGTACAGAAAGTGAAATAGATATAGCTACTTTAGGATTTACTACTCCGATTTACATTTCTCCGCCTGCAAAAGTAAAAAAACTCGGGATAATACATACTGTGATAACCAGTATATTCAACGAATCTGCAGGTAATGTAGACTTACAACAAACGTTACCTGAATTGTTAGCTTATGCAGATACTGCAGTTTACAAGTCTACTGCCGTAAATACACCAAATATAGATGCTGATGGTAATGAAGAAATAAATTATGGTAATCTAAGTGGAAGTAAAAATGACACTGATGCAGTTATAGCAACTACATACGGAAATTATAATTTACTTGTAATTGGTAATACAGCAAAACTTGTTTATAAGAATAAAATAGGTGCAATACTATGGGACGAATACATCGAAGCATATCCAGAAATTTTTATAAATGGTATTACCCAAATCAGATTACAGCCAGCAAATTTATCTTCACCTATAATAGGTAGTGTAAGTTTAAATCCATTAGACGGTTTTGTTTTAAATGTAAATTGGGACATTGATACTTTACCGTCTGACACAATATTTTTAGGACCTACTGGCAACAAAAATAAAGTTGATTTTATAATAGATCCAACAAAAACTAATCCTAATCCATTAAAAAAAGTAGGATTGCGCTTGTTACTTTTAGATGAAAATATTGGCAATGAAAATAATCTAGTAGGACCATCTGCCTGGAAAAACAATGATAACAGTGATTTTATCGCTGGTGCAAATGATATTATTGAATGGGATGGCAATACATGGCACATAGTATTCGATTCAAACGGAGATTATGTTGATAACGTATACACTACAAATTTAAATACAGGAATACAATATCAGTTTATTGATAATCAATGGATATTATCTTATGAAGGAGAGTATGTTCACGGTACGTGGGCCTTACGATATCCATAAAATCTTATTACAATTAAACATATTAGATAATTATCTATATGCATGAGATAATATGTAGTGGTGCTTTAATTTATAATATACAGACATGTAGATTTTTATTTTTGCATAGAACAAAAGATAAAAATGGAAATAATTGGGGTCTAGTCGGAGGAACAAATGAGAAAAAAGAAACTCCTTGGAATGCTGTAAAAAGAGAAATTGAAGAAGAAATAGGGAATGTAGACATTTTAAAAAGTATTCCGCTTGAAACATTTGTTAGCAATGACAATCATTTTTTATTTCATACTTATCTTTGTATTATCGAAAAAGAATTTATACCAAAACTTAATTGCGAGCATGATGGTTATGCTTGGGTAAGTTTTGGATTTTGGCCAAAACCTTTACATCCAGGTTTAAGAAATACATTAAATACAAAAATAAACCAAACAAAACTTCAAACTGTTGTAAAATTAATCCATTTATTAGAAAAAAAGAATGACTGAATCTGTGAAAAAAACTGAATGGGGATATGAGTTACATTGGGCAATGGAAAAAACGTATGCTGGTAAAATATTAGTGTTCGATAAAATTAGCAATACAGATATGATCTTTCATAAATTGAAAAACAAAAGTTTTTTTGTAAATAGTGGTAAGTTTAAAATTAGATTTGTTGACCTATCAAATGGCGATTTTAAAGAAACATCTTTAGACGAAGGTGGAACTATTGATATACCTGCATTCACACCGCATCAAATTTGTTGCACTACAAGCAATGGATCTATTAACGAAGTAAGTGATAGTAATAACGAAGAAGATATTTACATATTATTACAAGAAAAATTTATTCAATAATGTTACCTATATTACTAAAAACCAATAGAATAATCCAAGATTTAAATTTTTATAAAATAAAAATTAGACGAATAAAAAATGATAATGCTAGAGATAAAGCTAATCTTTTGTTAAAAAAATTAAAAGAATACATTGCTGATTTAGATCAAGCCCATAGAATTAGAACTGTGGGCGATCTAAGACCAAATTTATTTACATATCATAGAGAACAAATTTATAAAACTAGAAAGATGTTAGATAATATCATAAAAGAAAATTAATTTATCCTTGATACTTTATCCTATATTTGCAATCTGGCGCATGGTTTTGTATTTGATTGTTAATTTCTTTTTCTGATTTACCACAAAATAAACATACTAAATTAGTGTTGTGATCATCAGTTGGTAATCTCTTTTTTGGATAATCCATTTATATATTCTCCTTAAAGTTTTTTTTATTAAATATTTATATGAACAGTTTAAAAAATATTGTAATTTTAGGCGGTGGCACAAGTGGTTTTATTTCTGCATTTGTTTTAAAGAAAAAAATACCTACACTGAACATACAAATTATTAAATCTTCTAAAATTGATATTATAGGAGTAGGAGAAGGCAGCACTGAAAATTTTACAAAATTTATAAACTATGTAGATATAGATTACATTGACCTTGTAAGGTATTGTGGTGCAACTTTTAAAGCAGGAATAATGTTTAAAAATTGGAACCAAGAAAATTTTCTTCAAAGTATAGGTGATGGTTTTAATTATTCTATAGACGGTTATCCTTGCATTTATGCCCACCTTATAAAAAATAAATTATCTAATCATTTATTTGTACCTGATCATGCTTTAAATAGCAAGGTTAATACTTATTTTTTACAAGATAAAACTATTTCACCAACATTACAATTCCATTTTGATAATTTTAAATTAAATTCTTATTTTGAAAATTTAGCTAAAAAAAGAGGTATTCAAGTTATATATGATGATATACAGAATGTTATCTTAGATAATAATGGAAATATTGAAAAATTAGAAAGTCTGTCAAATGTTTATTACGGCGATTTTTTTATTGATGCATCTGGTTTCAAAAAATTTTTACTAAACAAATTAGGATGTAATTGGCAAAGTTGGAGTTCATATTTAAAAGTAAATTCTGCATTTACATTCCAAACAGATGCTGAAGATAAAATTGATATGTGGACAACAGCTCAAGCTATGGATAATGGATGGTTGTTTAAAATACCGCTGATGGATAGAAACGGCAATGGTTATATATTTGACAATTCATTCACAACGTTATTGGATGCAAAGACAGAAGTTGAAAATTTTTTAGGGCACTCTATTGATGTTGGTAGAGAATTTACTTTTGATCCAGGATATGTAAAACAACCGTGGATAAAGAATTGTTGTGCAATAGGACTAAGTTCTAGTTTTGTCGAACCGTTAGAAGCTTCATCAATTGGTGTAACTATTGAACAATCATTTTTACTTTCTAGTTCACTAATTAATTATAATGATTATGTTGTAAACCGGTATAATAATATAAATGAAAAAATATTAGAAAATGTGAGAGATTTTATTTCTTTACATTATGTAACAAAAAAGACTAATACACCATTTTGGAAACATATCAATCAAAATTTAATTTTATCTCCTAAATTATCAACATTATTAGAAATTTGGAAAAACAAATTACCTAGTAAGTCGGATTTTTACGAGTATTCTCCTTATTGCTTGTTTAGCGAATTACATTTTATCTTAATTTTAAACGGTTTAAAATTATTTAATACAAACAATATAAAAGTAGAATACCAAAATACTATAAATCAAAATGACGAATTAGAAATATTAAATATACTTGAGCATCAACGAACGTTAATATGTGACACAATTCCGCATAGACTCATGTTAGAGTGCATCATAAATTTAAAAAAAGAAAATTATGAGTAGACTTTTTACATTTGGTTGTAGTTTTACCTTATACAATTGGCCTACTTGGGCAGATTTATTTGGGTTAGAATTTCCACAAGCCTACAATTGGGGTTGTCCAGGAATAGGTAATAGAGGTATTCTAGAAAGGCTTTTCGAATGTGATGCTTGTATGAATTTTGCTCCTACAGATACAGTTGTAATACAATGGACTAGTTATTTACGGCATGATTACATGCGAACAAATACTAACGATAAAGGAAAAAACATATCTTCATGGAAAACTTGTGGCAGTATTTTTAACAAAAATAATCAAAATATTTTTGACCGTAATTGGATTAATAAATTTTGGGAAGAACGTGTTTATTTTATACATACCCTTAATGCAATTGTAGGAGCAATAGGATTTTTAGACGGTAAAGGTTGTAAGTGGGCAATGACGTCTATGAATGATTTATGTGCTGTAGGAAATAATATTGAAGATAAAACTTTTAGCGGAGAATATCAAAATTCAAAAAATTTACCAAAATTTTGGGATTTAGATAAAAATTTAGATTTTTATCGAACAAAAATTTGGGAAGATAATAAGGACAAATGGATATCGCCAATAATAAATGTAATAGAAGAATGTCCTGAATATAATGCGACATTTAATTTTGATAAAAATAGTGAAGGCAAATGGGAAGAAGCTCATCCCTCAGTAATGCAACACGCTATTTGGTTATTAAGTTTAAAAGATTATCTACAATTAGATGTTAATTTAACCAAAGAACAAGCTAAAATGGTTAATGAAATAACTAATTTTCAAACTACTGCAAAAAATTATAAAGATTTTGAAGAAAAAATTAATAACACGCTCTGGGGTAAAACAATAAGAGTTGCAGGGTTATAATCTATAAAACCAAGATTCTGTATTATTAGGAGACTGAATAAATTTAGACCCATTATGTGTTCCATGGTAAAGAATTTGCAAATTCGTATAAATTATCAACAATTGTAGTTTTATTTTTAATTTGTTTGT